CAGTTCTAATTCCTTTTAATTTTGAATTTAAACCTTCCCATACATATGGAACTGAATTTTTACTATCGTCTTTAATTAATAATTCCCAAGTATCTTTACCTGCTACAATTCCTTCAGGCGTATAGGTAGTTGCACCCCATATACTATCAACTAATTCACTAGTCCTTTCTTTTACTAGCATTTCATTAGCATCTTTAAGAGGCAGTCTACCTATCTTAGCCTTACGTGGAGAAAGCAATTTTGCACATTCGACTGAAGCTTTTCTACCGGCTTCGTCTTGGTCAAAAAGAAAAATTACATTTTCAAAATTTTCTAACCATTCTAGTGATTTCTTAATATATTTTTTTGCTGAAGCCGCACCTGATGGTACAGAAACAACTGGCCATTTATTTTTTTGTATTTTACTTACAGACATAGAATCTAATTCACCTTCTGTAACGACCAACATTTTTCCAGAATTTCTCCATTTGTTTTTACCAAATAGAGTTACTTCCTCAACATCACCTAACCAAATAAATTTCTTATTTGGGAAGCGAATATGTTGAGCTACTAATTCGTTTTCTTTATTATAATAAGGAGCAATATGAACTTTTTGATTATTGTATTCACCAACTTGATAGCCGAAATGTTTGCACGTCTCTGCATCAATTCTTCTTTTAGTTAAATTTTGGTATTCACCGGTTATCATATTGTTTATCTTTTTCTCTTTTGTAAATTCATTTTTAATTATATTTGGAGATTGTTCATAATGTTTGCACGCAAAACACCAAGCGTGACCATCAGAATAACGAGCCAAATTATCACCAGTATTGTCGTTACCAGTACGTTGACATTCAGGACACGGCTCATAATTAATAAATGAAACTTCTTCATCAATCTCGTTCATCATCTGGTAGTAAATCGCCTTCTATCCAATCAAGCTCAATCTTCTTCCATTCTTCTACGTCAAATGAAGGACACTTCTTAGTGTCACTAAATTTATAATGTCCACAAATTTCTGCTTCAGGATATTTATTATGTAATTCTATTACTAATTCTTTTAAGGCTGTCCACTGGTCTCCTTCAAAATTATCTTCCCATTGTTTAATGTCTTGTTCTGAAACTCCTCCAACCATACAAATTGAAATGCTATCGTGATTTCTTCCACGACAGTGAGCACCCACTTCTTCATCTGGTCTTCCTTGTTCTATAGTACCATTTTGTCTAATTATTTTATGATAGCCACAGCCAAACCAACCTTTAGCACGATGCCATTTGTTAATTTCTTCAAACCCTATATCCATTGAAGGTCTAGTAGCTGAACAATGTATGATTATATATTTAGTTTCTTTTCTCATTTTGATTTTTTAATATCTCCTTTACCCATTCTTCAGGTAAAAATTTCTTTGTTGATGCAATACAGTGATACTTAAATCCTTTAAGCTCACACCATTTTGCGTAAGTTGTTTTTGATTTCTTTCCAATGCGATTTTTGGAATTTGAAAATACCAATCTAATATCCAAGTTAGGATATTGTTCTTTGATTAGTAAATGCTTTCTTCTATCTGCGGTTACGAAGTGACCTTTAGTTTCAAATATTATTGATAAACATTTGAAGTCAGGTGTGTACCTAGAAGCTTTAGAAGGCTTGAGGTAAGAGATTGTAAAATTTTCATAAAAAAAGTTAATTTTATTTTGTATTAAAAATTTATTAAACTCTTCCTCAAGTTTACTTTTAAATTTAGAAGTCTGCTGAAGAGTTGTTTTCTTTTGAAATTTCTTCTTCATCAGATTCGTTCTTAGTTGAACTGTCACCTTCAGTTTTCTCAAATCCTTGACTTGAGCCACTCATAGATGAACCTTCAACTAAATTTTTAACTTGCACTGATTTCATTCTCAGAGAACAACCAGCACCTAATAAAGGCGTATACCATTCTCTTGGAAAGAAACTTACTCTTAGAGTTGAACCACCCCAGACAGTTAAATCTTTGTTTAATGGTTTTAATTCATTATCAAAAATCGCAGGTCTTTGAGTAAAGTCTTCCCCTGTTCGAGAGTTAGTACCTTTGGCCTTCATTTTAAATTTGAAAATATATTTAGTATCTTCTTTTTTATAAGGTAGAGGAGCTTTTTTAAGTTCTCTCTTCTTACCTTTTTTCTTCTCTTCGGTTAAAGCTTTCTCTACGTGCTTATCAATTAAAGTAACAAGTTCGAGAGATTTATCTGCATCAACTTCTAAGTTAACGTGGTATTCGCCTTCAGGCTTCCACTTAACGTCAGCCTTAGTGATGTGCGGATAAATCGCTTTTCCAAAAGGAGAAGTGTACGTTTTTATTTTTTCCATTATATGTACCTCCTAGTAATTATTGGAATGACAACTGTTAGATTGTCATAAAGTGTCTGTTTAATATTTTCGCTAGCGTAGTTGTTTAAGAACAAAAATAGTCACTCTTTAAAACTTCACTAATATTAAGGTTTCTCATTTTAGGAAGCTCAGGTATTAAATGTTGCTTATTTTTTGCAATCTGAGGAGTAATCTCTTTACAGAAATTTTCTAATACATTCTCTTGAGAAAATATTTCAACAAAAGATTCTCTTACCAAATCATTTATAAGTTGAACATCACAAGCTAAAACTCCAAACGCATCGTGAACACAAGCAAAAGAATTAATTCCTTGACTTGATGCTTTAGAAACTGCCTTAGCTAAAATTGAAGCATCGAGTGAGTGAATAAAACAAGGTGCTATTGCATTAGCAACATTTTTCGTATCTATTTTATCTGTTTCATATTGAATCATAATTTTTTTAGTTTTCATAGATTCTCCCATTCTTGTATTAACTCTTCGCTTTTTCATTTTCATATAATTCATTTGAACTATGTAGCCAGTTGGAGTTGTGAATGTTAATGGAAGACCATTCTCAGAAACTAATCTTGAAACTTGCTGAAGCCATTTCATACATTCTCTAGCTGAAATAATTACTTCACCAATAGACTTCCAAATTAATTTACTTAAATAAATAGTTGCATCAAATACAGTAGGTATACCTGTTAATTTAGATTCTTCTTTATCTTTAACAAATGGACAAGGCTTACCTTCTTCAACCATATCTTCTAAATGGTCTTGGAGATAAGCTCTACTTTTAAATTGAGTTAAGCCATAGACAACACACATCGTAACTTTTTTAGTTGTTTTTCTACTTAATCCATAGTCAAGCCACATCTTTTTAAGTTTGCTATCAGGCATTTCTTTTAAATGTTCTAAAGTTTTATTAGCTACTTCACCATAAACATCTTGAGGTTTCTCTTCATTAGTAAGATTTGTAGCTTTACCACCAACCTCATCTCTTAACATTCCTGAAAATATTTGTAAGCCTGAATTAGTGCAATCACTAAAACAAGGTAAGTGAGTTATAAAATTTAAGTCTCTTCCTGAATTAACGAACTCTTCCCATTCAAAACAAAATGCTAAGAATTGATAAGGCTCACTAACACTAACTCTAGCCCAAAAATCATTATTATTAAGTGGGTCTCTTGCTGAAGCTAATATTGCTTCTTCGTTTTCTTCTACCCATTTTACTCTATCTGATAAAGTTCGTTTATCTTCTCCATACATATTAGCTCCGTGAATTGCTAACTTATTGAGAGCTTCATCGCTTCCTATAGGTTTACCATTACTAAATAATAATAAACTCTTAGATAAATCATTACCCTGAAAATTTAAGAACATCGGCACACAGTAGATTCTTGAACGGAAATCATACTGCATTGGATAATAATGCTCAGGATATTGGTCGTATTCCTCAGCAACCCAGAGCAACTTATCTATCAACAATCTTTTAGATTTTAATTCAGCGTTCTCTGAATAAACTTGAGCCGCTTTTCTTTTCCATTGTTTTCTAGCTTTTTCATTAGTTCCTATATCAAAAGGTTTAGGAGGTAATGGTATATTTTCTGTACTTGGTAATTTGCCTATAACACTTCCATTATGGAATACTGTATTGGCTACCTGATAAACTTTAATATTAATTTTAAAAGCTGTGTTTTGTTGAGCATTTGCTGATTTGTAAACATCTGGCATATCCTGTGCTCGATTGTTCATTTCCTCAAGATAAGCTCTGCTTCTTGATTTGAATAAATTGTAGTGCATATTATTTTTTCTCCTTAGTTGGTGTGTTATATGAATGAGTTAGATAACCTCCATCAAACGGACTAGACCATTCTTTAGGTTTAATTATCATTGGGGTTCTCATTGGTTTTAATGCTTCTGAATGAAGCTTCTTCTTCTCAATCCAGTCCATAGTTTTTGGTGTAGCTTCTACATAGACTGGTGAATTTCTTCGGCCTTCTACTCTTCTCTGTAATTTAACTAAACCAGTAGCTCGAATGACTAAATCTAAAAGAGTCATTCCTAATTGAACCTTTTCTACTTTAGACCAATGGCCATACTCAAGGTCTGCTTTACCCATCGCATAAACAAAAACCTTTTTCTTATAGCGGTAATCATTTTTATCTTTTAGATAATGTTTAGTTTTACTATAGGTTTTATTATCATTCTCCTGAAAATATAAAAGCCTCGCTTCATCCTCTAAGGAATTACCAATTTTTACTGTAGCTTTCGTTTGCGTACATCCTAGAGTAATTGAATCTAATATTGCTTTTAAAGCTATTAAACTAATTGCACCCCATTTATTATGATTGGGATTTTCAAGTTCCTGAATAGGAATACATTTACACAATAGTTCTGCTGATTTAGCATATTTTTTAGAATGACCATTGAAAGCATCTTTATAATATTTTTCTACCTCAATATTAACCGGCTCTATAGCTTCTTGTAATAAGTGCTGACCATAGAGTGTTGTACTTTCAGTTGGCTCTTTGTCTTTACCATTTTCTTTTTTCTTTGATTGTGATTTCAGGATATTTTTATGAAATCTATCCTTCCCTCTCTGTAACATCTTCTGTTCAAGCTCTCTTTCAGCTTCAACTTTTTCGTAGCCTCTGGCTACTGTCTCAACTTTACTTCCTATTTCTATTAGTTTTTCCATTATACCTCATTTGTTAATGTTAAAGAGACTTCGTGCTTTCGTGCATTAGTCTCTTACTCTAGCGTAGTTGATAGAACAAATAGCGTATTGGTTAAATAAGTTGCTATTAGTCTAGTATTTAGCTACTCTTGAGTAGTTATTGTAACAATGAAGGTATTGTAGGTAGATTTTAAGTCTCTTTCAAGTTTAAAATTAACAATACCCTCACTAATTTACTACTTTATTTTCCTCCGTGCACTATCCGCACTGGATTTGCACGAAGCTTTTTTGAAACTTTTATGGGAAATTTGTAAATATAGAAGTAGTTATAGTCCTTTGCGTCTACTTTATAATTTCCTAAATGTTTCATATTTATT